TCGTAAATATGCCTGAGTTACCTAAGCTCGGGCGGCGCGTAGTCGAGCGTGATAGCGAGGGCCGTATCATCGGAGTGAGGGAGGAGTAAATCATGGCTGGCACATTTGTTACTCAGGCATCGGTGCTGATGTTTGAATCTTTTCTCGATGCTATGGATGATATCGGCCTGCACCTGTATACCGCAGCTACGATCACACCAGACATGACCGAGGCCGATGTCACGGAAGCTACTGGCGGCGGATACAGCGCGATCACGCTGAACAGGGCATCATGGTCTCCCGTCGGTGATCCTGTCGAGACCGAGTACCCGGAGCAGACGTTCTCGTTCAGCGGATCGGCTGGAACAATTCTTGGGTACTATTTGACGGACGCCGGGACCGGGACACTGCTAGGCATTGAAGCGCTCGATGCTCCATTCGCGACCGGCGCGGGATACGCGCTGAAGATCACGCCGAAACTCAAACTCGCGAGTTAGTAAATGAAAACAATCGCCGATATCAGGCTCGCAAAAATCTATCAGACGCGCGCGGACTACAGGGCGCAATTCGGCGTTGATCCGCCACCGTTCAACGCTTCTCATCCGATCAAGCGATGGTTGGGAAACTTCGGCCCGCAGTATGACAGCTACGTGCTGAATGTAGGTTGGGTGCGAGTGAACGCGGACCTGTCGCAGGCGGACATAGTGAACATACCAATCGGTGAAACGAACGAGCCTGGAGGAACTAACTTCGAGTGTCCGGTCCCGATGCAGAAACCGGACCCGATGAAATGGCGGGAAGTGATCGGCCCGCTTGGCACGGTCTCATGGCACGAGATCGATGATATCTCTGATGATTCTCCGAATGGAAAGATCGAAGAGATATTGCGCGAGATCCGCTCGATCAAGAAAGCGCTGATGGCGTTTGCTGATGCGATGAAGGGCGAGTAACATGGCGCGTATCACGTTGTTTCCGCCACCGTCCGCGAGTTGCCGTCACATTGACATCGAGTATCGCGGCAGGCGGCATTGTTTCCATTTTGCGGAGATGGCAGAGCGGAGCGAATCAGAGCATCCGCTACTCGCGCATATTCGCGCCGCCGCGAAAGCTGCGGGAATCAACACGTACGCGGAACTGCGCGCGTGGCTGAATGACAGGGATATTGACTGATGGCATTCCAGGCGATCAATGGTATCGTCATTCCGCCGATTCCGTATGATACGTCTGCGCTGAGTTTCCTGACATCGACGTTCGTAATCGACGCCGCCGATGAGAAGGTAGCAATCATCTGTCAGGCTCCCAAAACAGGCTCAATTCGCAAAGTGATCTGGCGCACGGGAACGGTGACAACTGGGGCGACGCTCGATGTGCGAATCGAGACAGTCAGCACATCGACGGGAATGCCCACGGGAACCCTCTGGGGCACGAACACTAACGGATCGCAGGTTGTAAGCGCGGGGAGCACCGTGTACGAGACGCAACTGACATCGGATGCGTCGGTAACAAAGAACGACATCATCGCGATCGTAATAGCGAATCCGTCGGTGTCGTTCGGCAACATGCAGATCGTCAGCCTTGCCGGATACTCGAATACCGGGAACTTCCCGTATATGGCTACATACACCAGTTCATGGAGTGGTTACTCGGGAACATATCAGCTTGTGTTTCTGCTTGAGTACTCCGACGGGTCGTACGCGTATCAGCCGCATAACTCATTCGCCAGTTCGATAACCAGCACGACATTCTCAAGCTCGACGAACCCGAATCACCGCGCTCTGCGGTTCCGTCTGCCGTGCAAGGTTCGCGTGGGCGGGCTGTGGGCCCAGGCGGACATGGATGGCGATATGGACTTGCTGCTCGTAGCCGATAACTGGGACGGCACAAACGGCAATGCGCTGGCCCGCGTAGTGCTCGACAAGGATATCCGATACGGGACCTCGGCCCGGGCAGGCCGCTACATGCTCACGTCATCGGTCGAGCTGGCAGCCGATACGACATACCGCGTGGTAATCAAGCCCACGACGACGACATCGCTCACGTCGTATCACTACTCGCTCGGCTCGAATGCGCAATTCGCAGTTACCGAGATGGGTATCGAGGCTTACTTATCGACGGCCAACAATCCAACCGGATCAGAATCTTGGACGGACACGACGACCGCGAGGATCATGGCTGGCCTGATACTCGATGGCTTCGACGATGGCGCAAGCGCAGGCGGCGGACTCCTGACGCATCCCGGCATGGCTGGAGGGATGAGAGGCTGATATGCAGAGAATCATCACGCGTGGCGCTTCGGGTAACTCTGGGCTCATCTTCCACGTGTTCGCGCAGGACTCGGCATCGACAATTGGAGCGGGCAAGGCATCGGTGGCGTATAGCTCGTGGGCGTGCCGCTACATCCGCAGCGGCGAGGCGATCTCAGGAGCGATTACTCCAGAGGATATCTCGACCATCGGAACTTACGCGTCCCCTACAGCGAACACCAACATCCGCATCAAGGCCGTCGATAACACAAATATGATCGGCGTCTACGAGATTCAGATTCACGCGGACTGGGTGAATGCAACTAACTCGTGCCAGTCGCTCACAATCTATCTGACGGCGACCGGAGTAGCCGTGTTGCCGATTCAGATTCCGCTGGTGGCCTACAACGGCCAAGACTCCGTGCGGCTCGGGCTGACGGCGCTGCCGAATGCGGCGGCGGAAGCATCTGGCGGACTATTCACGCGCGGCACCGGCGCTGGGCAGATCAATCAGGCGGCGAATGGAACCATCGACGCGAATACTGTGGCGCTCGGCGGGACATCGCAAACGGCGCGCGATATTGGTGCCAGTGTGCTGATCTCATCCGGCAGCGGCGCGGGACAGGTGCTACTGTCGAGCGGCACGGTCACGGTCGGGACAAACAACGACAAGACCGGTTACACTGCATCAACCGTGTCGGACAAGACAGGATACTCGCTGTCATCTTCGCAGACGTTCGACGTGACGGGAAACATCACCGGCAATCTCAGCGGGTCAGTCGGAAGCGTTACTGCCGCGGTAAACATATCCGCATCCGCGGTGCAATCGATCTGGGATGCGCTAACATCTGCTCTTACGACAGCCGGTAGCATCGGGAAAAAGCTTGCCGACTGGGTAATTGGTGTTACGCAGACGGGAGACTCCTATGCTCGTTTGGGCGCTCCATCTGGGGCTTCGGTGTCGGCTGATATTGCGGCTCTTCCTACGGCGACTGAAATAGCGACTCAAGTAATCGACACATCGACGATCGAGTCAACGTTGACGCTGAAACAGACGATACGGTTGATCCTTTCCGCGCTCGCTGGTAAGTTGACATACAATTCTGGATCAGGAACGGTTACGATCAGAGACATAACGGATAGTAAGGACAGGATCGTTGCTGATGTCGATGGAAGCGGCAACAGGACATCGATCACGATAGATGTTTCCTAGCGCATATTTCTCCCATGAGTATTATCACGCTGAGTACTTCCCGCAATTCAGCGCGACGGTTCGCATTGTTGCCGGAGAGATTGAAGTCATTCCCACGGTCCTTGATGGATCGTATGTGCGGGTTGTCCCTGTTGGTACCGGAGGAAGCGGAAACATCATCTTACTTCCTCCCCCCGCGAGGGAATACGCTGGATCGATCGACTGCAAAGGCGTCGTACTCGCATCGGACTGGCAGATTGAGAAATCATTTGATGGAGACCTCGGAGTGACAAATCTCGGAATCGCCATCACGGGTATACGGCGACAGCGGACTGTATCTGCTGCAATCGATGTTGGTAAGCATGTGCTTTCTGGGTCGAGCCGGTTTCGCGGTGCGGATGCGCTCATCGATGATTTGTACGCGCTGATGCTATTAGGGGTGAATCAATGAAGCAAACATTTCTTGCGTCGTTTGTTCCTGATGATACGGGAGATCGCGTCAAGCGCATGGTGATCTACAGTGGCGAGCCCGTCTATCGCTATGATTGGATGGCAGACCTGGAGTATTACCTGAGTCTGTCACTTACCGAGAACTCGATCCGCATGGATCGCATTATAGGCGGACCGCTCCTCAAGGATCATAATCGCTCCGTAGACAACGTAATCGGAGTTATCGAGAAAGCGTATGTCTCGGATGGTGCCCTCTACGGAGAAACGCGATTTTCCGATACTCCCGATGTCGATCCGATCTGGCAAAAGGTATCATCCGGTATCTTGCGGCAAGTGTCAGTAGAAGCTGTCCTGCATTCGACGCGAGATGTTACGAAACGCGGAGACAAGTACCGCAACATCATTTCGGAAGACTGGGAGCCGGAGGCTGTGGCAATTGTGCCTGTCGGCGCTGACTCAGGTGCGAGATTGTTTTCGGCGTGTCCACGGCCTGAGCAAGTTGGGATGATACGCCACTTACGTACTTCTGTGGGTAGCAAAGGTTCGCCCGCGCTAACCGCAAAACCCGGTGTGGAGATCGCACGGGCAATACTGGGCCTGCGTCTGCGGACGATGGGCCAATGAAACAAGGGAGAACGCGAATGAACAAGCGCGAACTTCTACAGCAGCGGGCGACGCTAGCGCAGGAAGCACAGCAATTGCTCGCGGCGCTCAACACCGAAACGGCAACAACGGATGATATCGCGCGTGCGTCTGAAATCGATGCCGCAATCGACGATATCGACAAACAAATCCTTGCGCACGATGATGCGCTCGCGAAGGTGAAAACTCGAATGGCCAGCGAACCGCGCGTGGCGGTAATAAGAGACAACGCTGAGGATCGGCCATTTACTTCCTTCGGCGAGTTTCTGATCGCTGTCAAGAATGTGAATCCTTCGAGCGGTTACATCGATCCCAGGCTTCGCAAGTACGCGAGCGGCGCGAATGAAACGATCGGGAGCGAAGGCGGATTCCTCGTAGACAAGCAGATGGCGAACGAGGTCTACGAGGGAATTTTCCAGACCTCCATTTTGCTTCCGAAATGTTTCAATGTGCCGATCGGAGATGGCTTCAACGGCGTCAAGATCAACAGCATAGACGAGACATCGCGGGCGAACGGCTCGCGTTACGGCGGCGTGCGTGCGTACTGGGCCGCTGAGGCCGCGACGGTTACGGCGACGCAGCCGAAATTCAAGCGGGTCGAACTCGAACTCAAGAAACTCATGGCGATTTTTTACGCCACGAGCGAGTTACTCGCGGATGCGACAGCATTGCAGGGGATCGTAAGTCAGGTAGTCCCTGCGGAGATCGGCTTCGGACTCGACGAGGCGATCTACAACGGAACTGGCGCAGGAACGCCTCTCGGAATGATGAATTCCGGCGCTCTTGTTACCATCACAAAGGAAGGCTCGCAGACGGCTGCTACCGTAAACTGGGCCAACGTCAGTAAGATGTTCGGTCGTCTTCCGGCGGCGAGCCAGAATCGCGCCGAGTGGTTCTTGAACTCAGAAGTGTACGCGCAGTTACTACTACTTACATCGGCTGCTTCGTCTGCGGCAACACCGATGTTTGTTCCGCCCGGCAGAGTTGCCGATGCGCCGCTCGGAACGTTGTATGGCCGTCGGATCAACATCCTGGAGCAGTGCGCGGCGCTCGGCACTACAGGGGACATCATGGTCGCCGATATGTCGCAGTACGTCGTAGCCACAAAGGGCGTGGTGAATCAGGCATCATCGATGCACGTGCGCTTCCTGTATGACGAGGAAGTGTTCCGCTTCACTTACCGCATCGATGGAACGCCGCGCTGGACATCGGCAATCACCCCGTACAAGGGATCGGCTACCTTGTCTCCGTTCGTCGTCGTGGAAACCCGTTCGTAGTTAGTTAGCCAAGTAAGAAAGGACAATCAACAATGGTCGAACAATTCAAACTCGTTGAAGGCCTTCCTCCCGCGGCTGACGCTGCGGGACGGACTGGCGATTACATCTCGCTCAAAAACGCACACGCCTGCTACGTTGTCGCGCACATCACGCAAGGCAACGCGGCTGCTGTAACCGTTAGTATCAATCAGGCGACAGCCGTTGCCGGAACCGGGTCGAAGGTAATCACTAACACTGTGCCGATCTGGGCCAACACCAATGTTGCGGCGAGTGATACCCTCGTGCGGCAGACAGATGCTGTGAATTATGCGACTGGCGCAACGACGACTAACAAGGTAGTCGTATTCCAGATCGAGCCAGCATCGCTCGATGTCGCTGGCGGATTCGATTGCATCACCGCAATTACCTCAGCATCGAATGCGGCTAATATCACGGAAGTCATGTACTACCTGGATACCCGCTACAAGCAGGCCACGCCTCCGGCTGCTATCACCGACTGATCGCAGTTGATCCAAGGGATGCGCGACGGCTCGGGGGAGTCGTCGCGCATCTGAACAATAGGTGCTATCGTGCTATCACTTGTTACCGCGCCATCGACGCCGCTGCCATCGCTGACTGTGATAAAAGAACATCTTCGCGTTACTCACAGCATCGAGGATATGGATATCGAGCGGAAGTGCGCAGCGGCAATCCAATACATCGAGCGAATCACCGGCCTATCGCTGATATCGTCCACGTGGGACTGGTTCCTCGACACGTTCCCGAGCTCGCCGGTGCAACTGCCGAATGGCCCGGTAACATCGGTGACGAGCATCAAGTATTACGCCGACACGGGCTCTGACTGGTCCACATTTGATGCGGCCAATTATCAGGTTGACGTAGCGTCGATTCCTGCGAGGATCGCGCTGAAAACCGGACTGTCATGGCCGACGGATATGCTGCGCCCGCTGAATGGTGTTGCTGTCCGATTTGTAAGTGGTTGGGCTACGTGGAATGATGTGCCATCTGACCTGTTTGACGCCGTGATGGTTCTCACCGCGGACCTGTACCAGAACAGGGAATCTCAGGTCATCGGTACTATTTCCTCGCGGCTTGAGTTAGTGTTCGATCATCTCATCGCGAACTATCGTTACTACCACACCTGACGTGCAATCACGATGGGCGAAACATTGCCGGCGATGCGGAATCGACATACCGTACAACGAGCGCTGGTGTAGCGCGGAGTGCAGACACAAAGACCGAGAGGGTCAACATGGAGACAAGAACCGAGACGGTAAATTTCCGGGGCGTCAAACTGACAATCGCGACGCCAACCGAAGGGCCGAAGGCGCTGTACCAGGGATCTCTGATGGAAACGACGCAGCATCTTAGTCGAGTTGGTATCCCATGGAGGTATATTCCCGAGGTCGGAGATTCGCTGGTGCAGCGCGCGAGAAACGTACTCGTCGCTAAGGCGATGGAAGACGATGCGATGACGCATTTTCTATTCATCGATTCCGATCTTGGATGGGAGCCGCAAGTAGTAACAGATTTAGTGGGCGGCATGTTACTCGGCGGACACGATCTCGCGTGCGTAGTCTACCCGAAAAAATGTTTGCCGATTGACTGGCCAGCGAATTTCATCAACAATGCTGGCTTGGTCTACCAGCACCCACTAAGTGGATTCATGGAACTCGCGGACGCACCGACTGGGTTCATGTGCGCTACGCGTCAGTGCTTATTGCGCATGATGAATGCTTACCCGGAACGGAAATGCACGTTCGGGCCGCATCAGCCGGAGTCGCAAAGACGCTGGTCATACGATTTGTTTTCCGCGATCATCGATGTAGGCTCGGAGGATCGCAGGTTTCTATCCGAGGATTTCGGGTTCTGCCGCATGTGGCAACACATTGGCGGTCGCATCTGGGCGCACGCGACGGCTGATCTATCGCACGAAGGGCCGTATCGCTTCAGTGGAAAGCTAATCGATGTGCTAAAGCAAGTACCTCCACCTACGGAATAACGAATGAAGACAAGCGGGCCAGGATCATTTGGAATTGGTAGTTACTCGACGCCACTCGATGTTGATGCTTTGATCGGGACTGCAAGCCCAACGGGCCAAATTGACCCTTCGACGTGGACGTATCAGTTCACGGTTATGTCAAGCGCGGTGCAGCAGAAACCCGCAGAGCGTGATAGCGGGGACCGCTTGGTCCCCGTTGTCACATGTGTCTGGCGCACGCACTGGAGACCCGATATCAGGCCTAACATGCGGTTACGTTCCGGGTCGAGGATCTGGCGCATTGAGGGCGTGGTGAATGTCGGCGAGCGAAACAGGGAGATGGAGCTACTTACCGTAGAAGAGGTCAAGCAACAATGAGCGCATCGGTGCAGGTAACTGGTGTGAAGGAATTACACCGAGCATTCAAGGCCCTGCACGATGGCGTAGCGAAATCTGGCGGATCATCTGATGCCGCGATCGGCAGGGCACTCGTACAGCGCGGCATCACTCGCGCATCGCAGTTCACTGCCGGAATCATCAGGACGTTGATGAACTCGCGGGATTGGGCCAGCGTGCTAAAGAAGCGAGCTTTGTTTTTTTATGCCGCGCAAAAGCCAGGAGGAAAGATACAACAGATTAGTAGCATCGTCGGAATAAAGACAGGACCGCGAAGCGACAAGGAATTGTACCGCGAGTGGTTTTCTGGCAGCAGCGTAAGATCCGATGTGAAGCGGTTGCGGGCGTATAAGCGGAGACAGAAAAAGTAGATGGCGAGATCGGTAATCAGGCGCAGGAGAATCAAGCGGAGAAAGGCTGCTTCCAATCTCGCTATGCCAGCAGTGCGCGGGAAGGGAACGAAGCTCGGTATGTCGCTCGCGAGAATTTTTGAAAGTGGCACTCGTCGCAGATTACCGGCAAAGCCAGCATTCGAGCCTGGAATCCGAGCGGCGGAATTGGGAGCGAGCGACATACTTTCTACCGCTTACTCGGAAGCTATCTCGTACTTGTGGGGTCGTGGCGCATGACGCTGGTAGAAGGTTTTCGCACGTTCCTTCTCGACGATGCTACTATCGCCGGAATGGTCTCGGATCGCGTGTACCCAGTCGAGCATGGACTAGAGTCCGTGGAAGAGCAGGCGGACCCGGCGATCATCTATGCTCTGACGAGCGAATCAGACGCAATGCCGCATCTGATTGCTGAGCGTGGAGGGCATCTGTGGAATTCGACATGGATCATAGAATCGCATAGCGCGATCCATGAAGAGGCGCATCTGCTATCCGAGCACGTTCGATCCCGCTGTCACGGTTACTCAGGCGCAATGGGCGATGTCACCGTGACTAAGTGCATACAGTCATCGCGGTCTGATGGCGGATTGAATCGGGATGCGAATGTGTATATCGTTGTGACCGAGATAGAATTGCAGTACAGGCCGTGAGGCCACTTCACTTAGGAGCTAACAGTCATGGCCTATTGGTCAACGCAAGGCACCATCGTTCAGGTGCAGCACACCAACGGAACGTTCATCAACATCAACGGCGTCGAGTCGTTTGACATACAGGGCGGCGCGGCGGATCAAGTATCGATCAAGCCGCTTGAGGCGTCATCCGCGACAACGTTTCCCGGATCTCCAGGCGATATCACTGTGAGTATGCCGCTGTTCTGGGACCCCACGAGCGAATCACATCAGTTTCTCCTGACGCGCAAAAACAACACGACCGCGCTGAATTACAAGGCGCTGTTGCCGTTCGCCGGGACAAACAACGTGCTTACGTTTGCCGCAACCGTATCACAGTTCACGCCGACGATACAGGGCAACAACGCAGGCCGGACCAACGTTGAGCTTCTGATGTCTGGCGACTGGTCGGTCTAAATGTCGAGTAACCGGGAGGTTCACATGTTAGCTCCTGAGCCGCGCATGGTCGAGATCGGAGGGCAATTGCTCGCCCTCCGATTTCAGATCGGCGATTTTCTTAGAGCCGAGCGTAAGTGGAAGGCGCAACTTACAGAGCAGGAAAAAGCGGATGGATACGGAGCGTTGTTCCCACTGACTACGCGCGTATTCCTGGAGTCGTCGTCACTGTGGCAGATCACGCTGATACTGTTTGTCGGACTGCAACACGCGAAACCAGACGTGACGATTGAATGGATCGAGGATGCGATGCCGATTTCCTTTGAGGATCGCGCGAAACTCGGCAACGTTGTCGATGCAGCGGTGAAGGATTTTTTCGAGACAGTGATGCCGGGCGCGAAGGCGATCTTCGGGGCAAGCCCGATTTTCGGGAACTCGACTGGGACAGGCTATACAGTTGGTGCCGATACCACTACCGGGTAAGCGAGGAAGAGTTCATCAGCCTAACTCCTCGGCGTCTGGCAGCAATGCAGGAGATACTATCTGAGGAGTTTCAGATGGAGGAATTGCGTACAGCGTGGACGCCTTTTATCATCTCCTCGGCGCTCGGCGGTAAGTTACCGATCGAGACGTTTATGCCTTCTGTACCACAGAAAGACTCCAGCCAAAAAGCGATGGAAATGAGCGCACGCGCTATGTCGGAAGGACTAATGAGGCTGAAGCATGGCAATTAGGGAGTTACTCGTCCGCATACTCGGGGACTCGACGAGCTTCCGCACCGCGACACAGCAGAGCGAGAAAGCGGTAAGCGGATTTTCCTCCGAGATAAGTAAGCTGCCCAAGTCTATCAGCGGAACTGACGGCACGATTAGCTCGCTAGCGGGAAGCATCGGCAAGTTATCGCAAGCTTTCGGCGTCGTCGGAATTGGCGCAGGAATCGCAGCGATAGGGAAAAACATTTTCGAAACGCGCCTCCAATTTGAATCCCTGGAAAAGGGCCTTGCGGCAATGATGGGATCAAGCGAGTTAGCGCGACAGGAATTGGAGAAACTAAAGAAGACAGCCGAGCTTCCAGGCCTCGGCATGAAGGAGGCGATACAGGGGAGCATAGCGCTACAGGGCGCGGGACTACAAGCGGAGACAGCGCGTCGCGCCATCGAGGGATTCGGGAATGCGCTGGCCTTAGTTGGCCGCGGCAAGGAGGATCTCGATGGCGTAATCAAAGCGCTGCAACAGATCGTTGGAAAGGGCAAGGTATCGGCGGAGGAAATCAATCAATTAGCCGAGCGGTTACCGCAGATCCGACAGCTAATGAAAGATGCGTTTGGCACAGCCGACACTGAGCAGTTACAAAAGTCTGGCCTTGGCGCTCAGGAATTCATCGACGGCATCATTACCGCAACAGAGAAACTCCCAAAAGCAGCGGGCACGATGCAAAACGAATTGAGCAATCTCGGCGATGCCTGGGACAACTTCGCTAACACGTTAGGTAAGAAGATAGAGCCTGCAATTAAGCTTGTCACAAATGCTCTCGCCGGGTTGCTTAACGCTGTAAGTGGCTCGACGTGGGAAAATGTAAAGCGTGAGTTTGAGGAGTTTGATAAGTTCCAGCGAAAGCAACTCGGTATTGATGTAATTGATATTCCAGCATCCGTTGTCGAAAAGTCTCTCGGGAAAAACGTCCTCACCGGAGAGGGGCTGACAATCATCACGGGAAAAACGAAAGCTGAAATCAAGGCCGCGGAAGAGGAGGCGAGCAAGGCCGCAAAGGCCATCGAAAAATTGGACGACGCGCTACGAAAAAATGCCCGCGAATTCGCGGAAGCAAGCGCTGCAATCGAGCGGTCTCGATGGATTCAGCACCTGACCGGCATAACTAAGTTTCCTGATTTTCTTCCACCGACAGGCCCACTGCTTGAGGTAACTGACAATATCGAAGGGATTGCGTTTGCTACTGAGTTACTGAACCGAGAACTGGTTTTTGCAAAAGTAGCATTCGTGGATATGAGCGACGCGTGGAAGCGACACGCCGCGCAGGATGTGATGTTCGGCGCTGAGAAAAAGAGCGTCAAGGAACTCAAGGATTCTTTCCAGGACGCGCAGAAACCGTTGATCGAAGTATCGACGATCATCACTGATCTTTCCCGCGGCATCGCAGACGCCATTTTCTCTGGCAAAAAATTCGGCGAAGTGATGAAGCAAGTTGGCATCGACATCGCCAAGAGCCTTACGCGAAGTCTCGTGCAAGGCGTGTTTGCAGACATCGGGAAAGCTCTTGGCGGACTACTCGGAAACATTCCAGGACTTAGTAGCGTGTTTGGTAGCTCGGTCAATAGTGCGGCCAGTTCTGCTGGCGGATTCCTAAGCGCGGCGACAAAGGGGATTAGTAGCGTCGTTAGTTCCTTCGCGTCGATCAGTTCTGCTGTCACCGGCGTGATCGGACTGTTTCAATCGGCGAGCCAGGGCAAGGATATCGCGCGGCTCGAAGTTACATCGCGAGGAATTCTCAGCCAGTTAACAGACGGAATTCAGCCGGCGCTCAATCGCTACCTACCGTCCCTGGAGGGAATACACGCGAGGCTGATTGAATTCCGTACGGTCGGGATCAAAGTGTTTACAGACGGGAACCAGCTGGCCGTCGCCGGTGTTGGTGGCTCAATTGGCGGCGCCGGATCGACGTGGAATATCACCATAAACACCAACACAAACAACCCTCAGGCCATGGCTGATGAGATCGTAAGAGCGATCAAACAGAGATTGTAACTGATGCCATTCACGCATAGCTGTCTCGTCGGTGGATTCGAGAAAAAACAGTATCTCGAAGAGTTCAGCATCAACGGCTCTTTCGGCGCGCGATGGTCTGCTGATTTCACCTTCAAGTGCAAGTCTGATGATGTCTTCGGCCCGGCAATAGGACAGCCGATAGACTTTTCCGCGATGGGAGTAACGCTGTTTACTGGCACGGTGAACAGCGTTACGAGAACTGTTGCGTATGGTGCCGATGGAGTCTACGCTCTGACGACTGCATCAGCCGTCACGGACTACACTCATGCGCTCGACAGGCGGATGACAGATCAACGGACGTGGACTAATCTGCCCAGTGGAACCATCGTCCAAGACATCGCGAACACGTATCTCACGGACGAAGACATCGGACTTACGTATGTCGCGACAGGGACGAACGTAGAGTCATTCAGCGTCGATTACGCGACTGTTTCACAAGCACTCGACAGCCTCAAAGCGATAACTGGCTACGTGTGGCGAGTAACGTTTGACAAGGAACTTCGATGGCACGACAAAGCAGGTTACACATCTTCTGTCGTGATAAATTCGAGTAACATATCCGAGCTGTCGGTTCGAGAGTCGCGTGAGGAGTACGCCAACGTTGTTCATGTTCGCGTCGGCAACTACATCACCGACGAGCAAACAGAATCAATGAATGGCAACGGCAGTACGAGGACATTTGAACTGACGTACGGTATCGCTTCTACTCCGACAGTTACGGTCAACTCCGTCATTCAGACCGTTGACATAATCGGCGGTACGGCACAGTGGTACTGGCAGGTCGGCTCGAATACTCTCACGCAAGATTCTGGACAGACAGTGTTGACGGGTGGAGATACTCTCGAAGTCGTCTACATCGGACAAGACTCGCGTGTCATCACAGTCCAGGACGACGACGAGATAGCAGCACGCCAACTATTAGAGGGTACATCTGGGCGATACGAATACATCACGGAATCCCAGACTCCATCGACACAGGGAGAATCTGAGGCTTTGGCCAATGCGATACTGTCGGATCGCGCGGCATTGAGCGAAGAAATAACAGCGACGACCAACACGTTCTTAGAGCCATCGTGCTTGTCTCTTTCGCTAGGCGAGCGACTGTGGTTTGATGTCGCTGCCGCCGATGCGGTTGGACATTATCTGATTACCGGGTTGAGATTCGCGAATCTATCGAACATCGGAATCCAGGTCGATATCACCGCGGCATCGGGTCCGATGTTGCAGGATGCGATTCGCTTTTTCAAGGAACTGAGAGGTGGCACTATCATCACATCATCGACGCAAAGCGGTGGCTCTGGAGGAAGTGATGGTACGATCACTCACGACGGAGGCGAACCGTACTAATTGCCTTCTATCCCGATCCTGCAAAGCGACATCAACGGAACGATAGCGACTCCCCTGTCGTTCGGTGCCGTCGGAGACGCACGGTATTGCGACGCATCGACCGAAATACTAAGTGACGTTGTGACAGATGTCAGCAATGAACTCACCGGCAACGATGTTGGAAAGGTATTCGGCGTAGTTGGTGCCGGTGAAGGAACGGCTCCGCTCGTCGGGACCATCGACGAAGTTCTGTCAACGGACTCGTTCCGATCGTCCGTGGCTGCTGGAACAACGGCAATCGGATCGAGGATGCTATATGGCACGGACGATACCGCGGCGCTACAAGAAGCAATAGACACGTTGCCAGTCGTATATCTCCCGAGCGACTATTGCTTTCTGACAGGGCCGCTGTACTGCGAGCGGCAAGGCGCTTCGATATGGAGCATGGGGCACCGAGTAACAGACTGGAACGGGCTTACGTTCGAGGGCGGTAATCTTATCCTCAAGCCAGGAGGAAACACGAATCCGCTGCTGTGGATGCAGGAGTGCTATCACAGCAGAATATTCGGCGTTGCGCTGAACGGGAGCAGGCAGTATCAATCATCTTCAGGCGGGACCGCGACATTGTTAGTGCGCAATTCTGCTTACTCGCACTTTGTGTCCTGCCGCATCGTGAACGGCACAGATGATGGGGTGCGGCTGGAGAACTGGTCCAACCTAGAAAACGGATTTTCAGGCATGGCGGACGAGGTGAATTTCACGGACTGTTGGATACTCGCGCACAATCTGTGGGGAGTTGTTGAAGCTGCTGGAGGCACATCAATACAGCCTCCCGGCGATGAGACCTGGACAAACTGTCACATCAACTTCAACGGATCTGGTGGCTACTACAAGCCGTACGGCTCATTCACTAAGCTAACTGGGTGCGAAGTACTGACTAACAACGGCCATGGGATTTTGCTATCTGGTTCTGTTGGGTGCCGCATCATCGGATGTTCCGTGCGATTCAACGGCCAGCATGGAATCTATCTGTATTCCGGGCAGGGGCACACGATCTCTGGGAATTTGTGCCACATCAATTCACGGCTGTATTCATCGCCTCGATACTCGAACCTTGTTGCGTCGTACTCTCATCGGTTACTCATCGATGGAAACAACTGCACGGATGTTGCGTTCGCATCGAGCGCCTCGTACGGGATTCTGCTGGAAGGTATCAACAACTGCCGCATGGTTGGGAACAATTGCTACCCGGATGACTTAGTTGATGGAGCATTATCTATCGCTGGCGGCAGCGACATTGAGGCATCGTGCAACATCGGTTTTGCTGGAGGGATTCTCGCGTGAAGATACTCTTCGCCACACTCCTATTGTCTCTATCGGCGATTGCGCAAACTACGATCACGGTGACGGACACACTGCGCAATGCGTTTGATGGAGACCTTTTCAATGGCCGTCTCGACATACAATCACAAGCAATGACGTGCGGTGTGCGCACTTATCCAGCAGTGATGAAAAGCTACACGATTGCGAGTGGAGTTCTCAACCTGACGATGATTGCCAACGAGGGATGTTACCCGGAGGGCTCGTCTTACAGCGTGAGATATACACCAGATCGAGGCAGCGCATATACGAGATACTGGGTTGTTCCAGCATCACCGACAACGACGACGGTATCGGCGATTGAGACCGGAGTTGTCGCTACTCCGAGCCTTGGCCTGAGCGGCCCGGCAAGCTCGACAGATAACGCGGTCGCGAGATGGAATCTGACGAGCGGGAGAATCCTGCAAAACAGCATCGCTACGGTGAATGATTCCGGTCTCGGCGCGTTCCCAGGTGGCGTATCATCCGGCGATGGGACCGTAGCTGGAAGTATCTCGCTCGTCGAGCTGGCAGCCAACGGGAACGATTTCTTCTCGATCAAAGCGCCTGATTCAAGATCGACATCACTAACCCTGGTCTATCCAGATACAGACCCGCTCGACGATCAGGTGATATCGTGCTCTGCTCCATCCGGCGGCGTAAGCACGTGTACATGGACTTCTGGCGGCGGCGGCGGCGGCGATGCATATCTAGGCGCGTCTAACACGTGGACAGCGGCGAACAACTTTGCCGCTGCAACAATCATCCTGCCTACTGTCGCCAGTGGCCCTAGCACGAGCGCAGGTAACATCAGTTACAACTCAACCACGAAGTTCATGTGCGTTTCTGATGGTACGGCGTGCCGATATTACGTAACAGCAGGCCAGCAACAAACCATCGGAAGTAAGAACCTGCTACTTACCGTATACCACACGGACAGCACTGACGAGACCAAGAAAATAGCATTCACTCCTACGACGCAAGCAACAGCAACGACGACGACATTCCAGACATACTCCAGCACCAACAGAACGATCCATTTCCCGGATGCATCATTTGTTGTTCCGCATACGCTGACATGCACCGGCGGCGCATCGGCGGAAGAGGTAAACTCGGCCGCGACGAGTGTGCAGTTTGGGAATACGTGTACGATACCGGCAGGGCACTTAGTTACCGGTGTTGTCATCGAGGTAACAGTGGGCTACAACATCGTGACGCCTGCATCCTCAGTAGGCGGGATGCAGTTGTGTTTGCGGGCTGGCAGCACGTCTCTATATTGCATGGCCGCAAACCAAGTCATGACCGCGAACCTCTCGGACCGTGGCGGGTACGGACGGTTCATAATCGAGGGAACGGCTGCCGCTGGAGCCAGCGCTCCGGTCAATGTCGCAGGCATGTTGTTCATGCCGGGACTGGCGGCTGTTAGTCTCGACAACGCGCTAGGAAGTTACTCAGTGTCGGTTGATACTACTGCCGCTATCACGCTAAATGTTGTCGTGACTTGGGCTGGCACTGTTGATTCAAACACGATGATTACGCAGACGCACATGAGGGCTTTCCAGCACAACTAAGATGCGGTACCTTATCGTCGCTATTGCTATTTCGATCTGCGCTGTATCCGCGCAGCCGATCCAAAACTCGATGGTGTACCGGCAACAGGTAATCGGCGACCTGGAGCAAATGGATATCCTCGATGTCTACGGATCGCAGGCGAGCCCATCGCAAACCATGACTTTAGCCGGGGTGCATGGATCGGATGAAGGACCGAGCATCAGGCTTGCGGACGGGCGCATCTTCATTTTCTTCGGAGATTCGGTGACGACATACTATGATTCCGGCGCAAGTAAAACGATGTCTGTGCACGAGCGCACTAACTGTAATTTCGGCCCTGGCCAATCGGATACTCTGTGTCTCGGAACGCACGTGATGGCGTTGCTGCCGTCAACGACGCAGAACGATTGCCACTCGTTCGAGAATTTGAAGGCGACAATTCAGGGCGCAGATACACAATATTCCAGCTGCCCGGCCATGACTGTAATCACTGATCCTGCACATACTGGCGAGATACCGAAAGCCGCTATGCAGTCGATAACAGGCGCGCAGGCCGGTGATTTTTACGGCGCCGGTGTCCCGCCAGTTGGTGGCTTTTCGATAGGAACGACACTGTACGCGCAAACGCTAGCGCAAACGAGATTGAATATGCCTCGGCTGTCGCTGAAGGGACGCACGGTGTTACTCAAATCGGACATAGATACATCTTCGATCACAAGCACGAATGCTCCGACGTGGACGCGAGGGGCTACGATTTCCGAGGCTCCGACGATTCCAGTTGCTACTGTTGATGCGACAAACGGATCTGCTGTTGTCACTCGCACATCTGGATCTGTTGCATCTACGACATGGGCAGACGATGAGATATACGAGGGAGTCATCATCGAGGGTAACTGGCATGTGAGCGGAGTCCGATATATGGTCGTAGACGTCGCTGGAAATACGATCACGCTGAACCAAGCAGTAACGTGCTCGTCGTGTAGCGGACTTCAGTTTGTTGTCATGCCGAGGCAGGACATCAACATCGGGAAATTCATCATGGGCTCGTGCGAATATATGGCCGCTGATGATATGCCGTCCGCAATCTCGGATGGTCTCCCCGCGCCGCTGCAAGGACAGGATGTGTTGTTCTGCTTCGGCTCGACGTGGGCATACCGCAAAAGCAATCTGTATCTGATGGCGATGCTGGCGAGCACGTCTGCGATTGATGCAGCGACATACTCAAACGGACTTAGCAACGCTTACTATCTCACGGCCACGACTCCAACATGGACTTTGCAGGATGAGGATTCAGCGGTTCCGCTGCTACAGAACTGGGATCACGTAGGGACATCGAGCGGATTGCCCTGCATCGGCGAACATAGCGTGCGGTGGTACGGATCGATCAACAGATGGGTGGCAACATACGGCGCTGCGGAATGCGGCGGTATCTGGGCTCGCACGAGCGATGGACCGCAGCCGTGGAAGTGGAGCCGCGAGGTTCGCATTCTGGTCAATCACAATCAATCGACTGGAGCGCAAAGCTGGCACGCGATCCTTGTTCATTCGCCCGCGAACGACAACGCGAACTTCACGCTGTTTCCGCCGGTGTACGATCCTGACTCAGCGCCGCCATACGATCAGTTCACTTCTGGTTCTCCGTTTGGATTGCCGGGCAATGCCTATGGACCATACCAGTTACCGCCAGAGTCAGCATTCGATAATGGCGATGGAACAATCAGAATATTCACTTTACTAAGTTCCTTCAATCCATACGTCGTGTCGCTGGCCAGCTTCGACGTAAACGCAAACGGACAGACAACTATGCTTAGTGGGCGATCAACACTGAGCGGAAAGGCAGAGATGCGATGAATACGATCAACCTTAGTTGGGCCGAGTATATCGGTATTGGGATGACTATCTATTCTGCCGTGATGGCGGATGATGGATCACTGCCAGCCGATCGCGCGGCTCAACTGATACTCGAATCTCTCAGGCCGCAATTAACACTCGCAATTACGCAATTGCGCGAGTCGAAGAAACGCAAAGCACCGGCGACTATCGCAAGAAAACGGAGGCGGAAATGAGGCCGAAAGGACACTACAGGACAACGCGCGCAGGCATACTGACGGTACTATCGATGGCCGTGATGAATATCAGAGAGTTGCTGGACCCATCAACGCCATGGTGGGTGAAGGCATCTTTTGTGATTATGGTCGTAGGGATTCTTCTGCTCGGGTGGTTCTCCGCGGATAGTAACGATACTCCCCCGAGATACTGACTTGCATCATGACGTCTCATGGGTAATCGCTTCCCCTGGAGCTATCTGCCCTGTATGTGGCTATGTCTCTTTTTGTAGGTTGGATCAATTTGGTACGCCCGTTGTCTCGGCGTGCTCACACTATGTTTCAGTCGGCAGGATCGGAGACGAGATTGCCATCATCTTTCGCAATGACATACCCATCTCTGATCCCATACATAGCAGCACCTGTCACGGTGTGGTCGTTTCTTCTACAGGTCGGAGAGACCGAATGGCTTAACTGGGGCGCGGGAGTCGCAATGGCGGTCCTGTGCCTGACATTCTACCGTCAGGATCGGCGGCACTCGGAACGGCAACTCGCGGCACTCTCACGCGAGTTGTTCGAGCTAATCAAGGAGAGTAACGAGAATCGCGGAAAGATGCTGGCCGCAATCGACAAACTATCTCGTTCCAGAATGTGCGTCTATGAGGCAGATGAAAGCGCGGAGGAAGTAATACTTCGCAGAAAGAAGGAGCTATGAGAATACTACTTCTGTTTGTATGTGCGATAAGTGCCGTGTGTCAGACGACGAGTCGCATTGATCTTGTGTCGCCCTTCAATGCTCCGACACTGAGCGGCACGCTGAACGTATGCGAGCCCGTGAGCGCTGGAGGCTCCTGCGTCGCGGTGCAAGGCGCATCGTCGATCACTCCAGGTGCGACGATAATGCTGTCCGACCTTGGCATCACGCTACCATCCAACGCCGCGATCAACATCGGAACTGGAGGCTCGTATGGGACCGTCAACCGATACGGCATCACGAGCATGGATAGCGGCGTGAAGTGGGAGTTACACCGACTTATCGGACTTACGGCGAATGGGATTCTGCGCATCAATTCGTCAGGAGATTTTGTGATGCCTGGAGGATCTACTGTATGCCCACTCGGCGAGCGAGTATTATCAGTGGCGCTGACGAGTGCAGGATCGCTGTCGGCATCGTGCGGCGCGGTGGCATCTCCTCCGGCAGGTGGCAGTTCATCTTGTAGCGGCGGGAATAATGCTGTAGTTACAGTGTCCATCGCATCAGGGACAGCGACGCCGACAGTCACGTGCACATCAAACGTAGCATCAATCTTTTCCGGCGGGCCGATCTACATCGAAGACCTTGGGTCCAATCAGTATACGATCTCGTGTCCTACTTGTATCACGAGTTTGTCGGATCACATTACCTCGTACCACACCGGAGGATCGGCATCATGCGATCCTGGCGAGCACGTGACGAGTGTTACTGTTTCATCGAGCGGCGCGGTGACTGTAGGATGCTCCTGACATTCGCATTGTTATTGGCACAAACGATCACGCCAGCGCCGAAAGCAATCCCACCGGAACGCCACGAGGCTATATCGCGCGTCCAATTACGCCTACTGGTAGCGCAGCATCAACTGATGCTCCTACGGCAGAGAGACACTGTGAAGATGTCTGAGTTACTCGACGCTGAGAAAGCGGTGGAAAAGGCAGTGACCGAGTGGAAAACATTCTTCGAGGCGCTGCGAAAAGAATTCAACGCTGATGGATGTGCGCTAGGAATCGAGAAAGACTGGGTGTGTAGCAGTAAGTGAACATCACTCGCAGGGCCCTGCTATTCCAGCATCGCGCAACACTCAGCGCTGAAGCGCCAGAGCAACTAACGCAGGAGTGGATCTGCGAATCAGCAACGAGCGAATTCACTCTCGATAGAATGCCGGATGGACTAATATTAGTCAGTCATAACGGACTTCTGCTTAGTCGCCTCGCACGTGATTACTCCGTCGCTGGAAGGCGACTGACACTATCCCGGCCAGCGCTTAGCCGCGATATAGTGATGGTGGTTTACTGGACACGATGAAGAAAAAAACAAAGCCGAAGCCCAAGCCGAAACAAGGCAAGAAGCCAGACGATCAGCCGATCTGAGAGAATCGGCTGACATCGCGCACTAACACCATGAGATGGTCCTGGTGCTCCTGCTCGCGGCGCTGGCGGTATACGCCTACCGGCGCGCTTTGTCGCTCCACGACGAGGAAGAAGACCGTCTTATACGCGAGACGCTGCTACGACTGGTAGAGTCGCTTTCGCAACGCGATGAGATACTGGCCCTGGAGGCGCTTCTAAAGCCCGCGCAGAATCCGCGCCTGTACAGCATATCTCCGCTTCCGCCACATGTCGAAAGCGATGGTGGCGGCGAGGATGCAAGCGCCGATGGTCCGCACGTTCCACCACGTTGATGCCTGCTCGTAGAATCGGTACGTCGAATAGATAAGAGACCAGGACAGGCAGTGTAACGCGAGGATCAATGAATGATGGTCGCGGCGATAGCCCCACGCCATCACAGCGATTACCGCCGCGATCCATGCAAGCACCTCCTGCTGGCCGGCCACGGCATCATTTGTGTAGACCAGCAGCACCATGGCGGCGCTGCCAGAGCCCATCGCTAGCCACATCCAGGAACTAAGACGGGCTAACTCAGCGGCAGCGGCGATACGCATGATGCAGACCGCCATCAATAACACTGGGATCATCTCGCCGAGTTCGTATCTGACATACTGCGAGATAACCTGGGTGCAGAGATACAGCGTCCACATCGGGTAAAGCGGCAGGCGCGAGCGATCAACGATCAGCCACGCCACGAATAGGCTGCACGTAATCATCGCCTCTCCTCCCACTTACCCATACGGGCGGCATCAAGCCATTCTGTAATCAGGTTGACGCGCTGCATGAGTCTCCCCTTGCACTCCGCCATCTGCTTGATGGCCCACTCGTCGTTTTTGTCGGGTTCAGCTACCCAGTGCGACGAATGGCACACTGTACCATCATCATTGATCCAGCAGCGTAGCTCCTGGCATGGGTCGATGTAGCGCCGCTTCATGCGTCGCCTATCTCCATCTGCCGGTCACTTCCGTTTGCGATGCGCCGGTATCGATCAATGTCGGCCCTACACCGCTTGATGCGGTCTCGGATATCCGCTCCAGTTTCCTGCCGCCTTTGCTCTAAGGCGGCGAGTTCATTCAGCGCGTCTACGATTGCTTCTCGCGCAGCTTCTTGTGTCATGTAAGTAAGTGTGCGTCCGGTCTCTTTCGTTGTCAATCGACATGAAAAAAATTTAATCATGTAGCATCTTGACGCCGTGCGGAAACATGGCGCATGATCGAAGCCGATGGAAGAAAAAAAAGATGTGATTCGCCAGTCGTTGCAGGCTCGCGTCCTATCGACCACTGCCCGCTACCTACGTGTCCGCGCTGCGGCTGACGGCTGCACGATTGGGCAGGCCATTGACGCTGTCGTGCGCACCGTGGCATCGCGATCATCGATGCCGCCATGGGATGCGGATGCCGTTGATGGCGGTGGCGAGACGCAGCCATGAGTGATCCGCGACAGTGCCAGCGTTGCGGATCGCTGATAGATCCGCCGATTGAAGGCACACAATTATACCTGTGTCCATCATGCGCGATGATCCTGTGGGCAAACCACATCGTCGGCGCGATTGTCCTCGTCCGGCGCGCCGCCGCCTGCGCGCACTCCGCCGAACTGCGCGAGATGTCGATCGAGTGCGCCGAGCTATTGGATCTAGTGCGTAGCAGAGTCGATTCCGCCGAGCGATCGGCAATGGACAAATGATAACGCTACACGGGTGCGTAATCGGTCGCAAATATGCGTACGGCAAGAATCCACGTGTGACCTTGGATCTCCGACGCGCACAAGAAAGCCGGAGAATTAGTGTAGGGACACGATTAGTTTCGATCGACACTGACGAGCACCTATTGATCCTCTGGCACAGAAGACACAAATGGTCGTGGTGGCGGCTGTATGACGGGGACGATGATGGGACGTGGCACGGATTCTACGATCCTGCCGCATTACGCCAGCACCCTTACACCGATTGGGACGCGCATACTTATGGCATCCATCCGTGTGAGACTATCATCCCAGATCGATCGATCTGGTCGCGAGGGAAGCAGCATGGCGTCATAGCCGTAGCCGCTGTGATCGTCGTCCCGCTACAGGGACTGTGTTGGGTAACATCAGGATTCCGTGGTAGCGGGCGGTGGACTGTCCATCAGCTAGAACAGGGATGCGAGTTACAGTCATGCAGTTTGGATGATTTACGCGAGCATCAGTCCGTTGTGCAGTTGTAAGCCAAAAGGAGATGGCAATGGGTGACTTAGACAGGTTCGGCCCAACCGCGGGCCTACAGATGGGAGTGGGGGAAGAACAATCTGCTATCTGTGAGCGCTGCTACTCCCGCAAGGATGTTGCGCTCGTCGGGATAGGGCTGGATCGCGAAGAGATCTACATCTGCTCGCAGTGCGAGTACAACATCTGGGTTGAAGACATGGACGAGGCAATCTACATCCTCAGCCGATCTGCATCCACGTGCGCCCAATCCGGTGGACTTCGACTGATCGCGAAAGAAGCGGTCGTGATGCTGTCTGGCATCCGCGATCGCATCACGCGCGAGCACGAGGAGGAGCAGATCGACCGCGACCCAACCGAGGGTTCATCGGACTTCCCGCTGGCATGAGGGTCCGCAGCGGGAGCCTCCTGGCGCGGACTGCGCCATTGCGCCACTTCCGGGTTTCCTCCTCTACCGGATGGCCGCGCCAGGAGGTTTGTCATTTTGTTGGATGAATGGAGATCAAAAATGCCTGAAGTAACACGGTCACAAGACAGATTTAAGGCCGAGTTTGATACTTTGCCTGAATTCTGGCGGATATACATTATGGGGCTGGAGGCTGCGGCGAAGGAACTCGATCAGATCCGGAAATCGTATATGGCCATTCTCGGCCCGGAATTGTCCAAACGCCGCGGGGAGCAAGATGCCAGCCACGGTGGGCCGACGCACGATGACACTCACACGCCCGAAGATTGGTGCAGATTCATCCAGGATTACGCCTACCGCGCCAGGATCGCTGCGCTGGACCCGAACGAGGTGTTGGAATCCGGCATCACCGTGCAGCTGAAACCGAACCATCCCGAGTACGAAGACAGAATGATAGATGTCGCAGGCTTGGCCATATCCGCAGTTTTGAGCAGCCGGAGGAAATCCGACGGATGCGCAAGGTAGTCTGGATGCCCACGCCTCCGGGCGTATACATCATCGAAGAACTGGCGGCTAGAGGAATGAATCTGGCTGACTTGATGGCCGATCTGCGGCGCGAATACGGGGCTTCGCCAACTACATTGCTGGCCTATCTAGATGGCAGCAAAACGGTCAACGATATTTGCCCGTTTCTTGCCCGTTTTTTTGGCACATCGCTAAGTCTATGGAAAGGCTTGGCTAAGCAGTGGGATGAACGGTCAGACAAACGGTCAAAAACGGGCAAACATTTTTGACCGTTTGTGTGGAGAGAGAGATGGGAATAACTGAACAAGCAATCATGACAGTTGAGGAAGCACCTTTGCATCAGGTGTCGTTTTCGCGCGAGCAGATCGAGCTAATCAAGCGCACCATCGCGCGCGACGCGACGGACGACGAGTTGATGATGTTCCTTCAGGTCTGCCGCCGCAAAAATCTCGACCCATTCTCGCGGCAGATCTACCTCCGCAAGCATTGGAGTTCGGACCAGCAGCAGAACGTCATGACGATTCAGACTTCCATCGACGGATTCCGCGTGCTGGCCGAGCGCTCCGGTCTGTACGAGGGCCAGGACGGGCCGTACTGGTGCGGCGATGATGGACAGTGGGTCAATGCGTGGCTGCACAAACATCCGCCAGTCGCGGCCAGGGTCGGAGTTTATCGGCGCGGATTCCGCGTGCCGATCTACTCGGTAGCGAGATACAGCGAGTATGTCCAGACACGCAAGGACGGCGCGCCAAATAGTATGTGGACTAAGATGCCCGCTAACCAACTGGCCAAGTGCGCCGAGGCGCTCGCCATGCGGAGATGTTTTCCCGAGTCTCTCGGCGGGCTCTACACCACGGATGAAATGGGGCAGGCGACCGAGTCGCGCCAAGCACAGATCGACGTGGCGGAAAGCAAGATCGCCATGTTGCAGGCTGCGGCAGCGGAGGCGGCAGTATCCGCAACAGTGGCGGTGGAAGAGCCACCAACACCAACACCGGCACCGAAGAAAAAGACTCGCGAGTTTGACATGTTAAAGGCCTTCTCGGAAATGAAAAAAACGATGAAGGCCGAGCTTGGAACGGAACTCGGCGAGGCTACTTACTACCGTATCCTCGGCGCGGCCGGGTATGAGAAATCGAATCAGATTACCGATGTTGAGGTTGGCCGCAGGATCTACAAGGAAATGGGGACCGTGCTAAATGACATGCGGCTACTCGCGCAGCAAGTGCAGGCCCAGGAGGTAACGCCGTGATCGCGCTATTCTGCATTGTGTTTGGGTGGGCGCTCATTCTCACCGCCACTCGCCGCGACCCTATCATCATTGCGGTCTCGATCTTACTGCACCTACGCGCGGGATACATGCTCGCGTGGGAAGTGGCTGCCCTCGCGTGCAGAGAGTTCCGCGCCAGATACTACCTCGCTGTCGATGATGCGCGGCGCGGGGCGCTATATGATTGAGATCTTCGTCGAGGGCACACCAGCACCAAAAGGCAGCAAGGTGCTGATGCGCGGCAGAATGATCGAATCCTCGCGCAAGGTTGCCGCGTGGGAGGATGCCGTAGCGTGGGCGCTGAAGGCCGAGGTAAGTCCGCGAAACTGGGATTCCGCAATCTATGTTGGCTGTGAGTTTTACCTACCTCGTCCACAGCGGCCACAAAACAAGACACCAATAACCAGACCAGACATCGATAAGCTGGTCCGCGCGACCCTGGACGGGATCACTAGATCTGGTGTCGTCTGGCGGGACGACGCGCAGGTGTGCCGATTGATCTGCGTCAAGCGCTACACCGATAACTCGTTTGGCGGGGAGAAGAGAACCGGCGCAAAGATAGTTATCATGCCGCTGTGAGGATTCTATGAGATGGTTCCGCATGTATACGCATTTCCTGAACAATTTCAAGGTTGCGCAACTCACCGACGCGCAGTTTCGGACATGGATGAAGATACTGGCTGTATCTGCGCTCCACGACGGAGTAATACCAGATACTAAGCAGGCGGCGTTCGAATCGCAGATTCCGTTGCGCCTGCTGGAATCGCATCTCGCACACTTCGTTGCGGCTGGTTTGATCGACCGCGATGAGACTACAGGATCGCTTAAGCCGCACGACTGGGACGAGCATCAGTACGTCACAGATCGCGGCTCGGCGCAGAGGATGAAGCGTCACCGCGAGCGTCACGAGGGCGTCACGTGTGACGTCACGGGAGCGTCACCTGTGACGTCACAGCAGCGTCACAACAGCGTCACGTGTGACGTCACTGTGACGCCCTCAGATACAGATACAGATACAAAGACGTCACATGTGACGTCACAGAATCAGAAACAGACGCAGAAACAGACGCAGACGCAGACGTCACGCGCGCGTGATTTTGCGCTCAGCGACATCGCGGAACGGATCTGGCAGCGACACCCGAAACACCGGAGATCGACGCGCCAGGAGGCAGAGAGGGCGCTAGCGATGCTGTTGGGGGATGCGACGGAGCCAGATGAAATGGCCGAGCAGATCAATAGGCGGCACGAGGGCTGGTGCCGTAGCGAGGCATGGCGCAGTGAGAATCAGCGGTTCGTGCCGAGCTTGACGCGTTGGCTGAATCCTCGCACGGATGGTTGCAATTGTGTTACGGAGCCCCCCGAGGAGGCTCCAGCGGGAGCTACGGAAACTGTCGTAGACGATCTCGCGAGGGTCGAGTCGCTGCTCGCGCGGAGGCCATCATGATCTCCGCGCGGGTGGCGGCGGAGGAGGCGCGGAGGTTCTCGTGCCTGCCGTTCTGGCGGCAGTTGGAACCTGCCGGGCGGGACGAAATCATCGTTGCGCTGGCCCGCTATGCGGACGACGATGCGCACGCCGCGCGCATCGTTGACGCGTGGTTGCGGGAGTCCCGCGAGCTTCCGACGCCAGCCGATATTCGCGCAGCTGCGCGAGGTACGCATCAGTCAGAGCGGCGTAACTTGCACGATAAGTGCCGTATCTGTGGCGGTACTGGGTGGGAGCACTACTTACTAATTCCTGCGCACACTAACTCGCTCGGACAGTATGTCGAGAAGCGCGAGGTACGCGCGGGAGATGACGGGGAAATCGGGCTTATGCGGATGCGTAAGACGGTCGAGGCGTACGACTATGTGCGGCGATGCACTGCCGGATCTTGAGCGCCTGCTCGTCGCGGACATGGGCCGGATCGCGCAATCCATCCGGCGACGGCCCGAGATGCGATGGGAACGCGAGATGCGCGCGCGCCGAACGAAGCGCAATCGCGCGCGTGGTGAGGCGACGCGAGGCTGTGTGCGAGATGTGCACCCGGACTGGAACCCGTTGCCGTACTCGGCGCGATCATGGTACCCGGATATGGTTAGCCGCGCGTGCCGATACTGGCCTTGCGGGTTCCCGTTTAGTCCGACGCCAGGGCCCGGAGATCCGAGAGTTTTTGTCTGGAGATGATATGAAGCGTGGCGTTGGCTGGCGACCCTACTTTGTTTCGGGCGATGATGTGATCGAGCGATGCCCTGACAGGGGCGTTGCGGCAGTGTTGGCGCGGCCCGCGACCGAGGTAGTGTATGATGCGACAACAACAGAATTCCGGCTGAATGTTGTGGCCGCGATATTGGACCTGCGTCGCGGTCGGACGCCGAAGTGTTCGCGGTTTGTACTGGCGGCGGCGAAACAAGTTCATCTTCGGGACCGCCGCAGCTAATCACTTTGGAAAAATTTGACGGAGCACACATGGCTGATAAGTGGGTGAAAATATGAGTAAGATCGAGTGGACTGACGAGACATGGAACCCGGTCACGGGATGCACAAAGATCAGTCCCGGTTGCAAGCACTGCTACGCCGAACGCATGGCGCTACGGCTCCAGGCCATGGGCCAGCCGAACTACGCGAACGGCTTCCAGGTGACGCTTCAGCCCCACACGCTGGACTTGCCGATGCGGTGGAAAAAGCCACGAATGGTTTTCGTGGATTCCATGAGCGATCTGTTCCATGAATCTGTTCCAGATGCTTACATCGAACAAATCATGGATACGATGTTACTGGCTAATTGGCACACGTACCAAGTGCTAACGAAGCGGTCGGAAAGAATGCGATACTGGCACACGCGCCGAATGCAGGATCATGATGTGCAGGGAAATCATATTTGGTGGGGTGTGTCTGTGGAGGACAGAAAGCACGGGCTACCGCGTATAGCAGATCTCCAGGCGACGCCTGTATCTATGCGATTTCTGTCAATCGAGCCGCTGCTTGAGGATCTCGGCGAGATTCCGCTGCGCGGCATCAACTGGGTGATCGTCGGCGGCGAGTCGGGTCCAGGCGCACGTCGGATCCCTATTGGCGGCTGGGTACGCGACATCCGCGACCAGTGCGCGCGGGCCAACGTGCCATTTTTCTTCAAGCAGTGGGGCGGGGCGGTGAAGAGTCGCACTGGCCGCGTGTTGGACGGGCGCACCTGGGACGAAATGCCCGGTGGCCAGACATAGATCTGCCCGCGTTTTTGGCAAACGCGGGCAGAGGCTGCTTTAGTTGTCCGGTTCGGGTTCGGGTTCGGGTTCGGGTTCGGGCTGCGGCGGCAAGATCGCCGCATCGGCCTGAGCCCGGATCGTGGATCGCAGGCGGAAGGCCTGCTCGCGCAGGATTTCGTACGCATCGCGCGATATGCGTATCACCATTACATTCTTCATGCTGACTCCTTTCTTAGAGTTTCTCCACCGGGCCATTCGAGGCCCGGAAATCGGCGAGGGACATCGACTGTACATCGCCATTGTGTGGGAGGTAGTGGACCTCCCATCCTCCACGCCCCATGTAGCGGGATGTGACCCAGATGATTCCCTCTGGTGGGACCACGGCAACGACGCCGATGGCGATGCCGTTGCCGGATGAACTCTGGGTGATGGCTGCCCGGGCGGGGGTAATTGTGGGACATTTGCCATGCTTTGAGTAGGCCCGGTAGCCGGGCTTCGGGTTGTTGCGGAACGTGTCAGGGTCGTAGAATCCGTGCCATGTTCCCGCGTCTGATTGGTGCCACAGGACGATCATGTGTTCGTCTGTGGCCAAGCTTACACGCCGGTCGCCCACCCGGGCGACCGTTGCGCTCGGTTGGAAAACCGCGCGGCGGGTTGCCGCGCTACACCAGGAGAGGGTATCTCCCGGCGTGCATCCGAAGTAAGTTGTCATGCTGTAATCCTTTCCGCGGCGGCTCCGACGCGCAGGTAGTTGGGGCTGATCCACACGCGCCGCCACTCGCGACGCGTGGCATCGGTGGCCACGTACATCCACCCCTGGCGGTATGGGCCAGCTGGCCCCATGGCCAGATAGTAATCTGCCTGCCGCTGAAGGGTGGACCTGCGGTGCCAGTCGCGGTTGTCGCCGGTCTCGACCATCCCCACCTTATCGGGTAGGCCGACCTGATCGCCGCGCGAATGCACGCGCAGACGGCCCCAATCGTAGGCATTCTCGGCGTAGTCGCCGACAATCGACATTAGCTTTTCGTTAAGCGGATCCGTGCTCCAGCCCTCGGCGGCGCGAATCGCCGCCGCACGTACATGGGGCGGGGCCACGTCTGGGATGTGGGTTAGCCCACGGACAGGCATGGGGTAGGACAGCCAGCGCAGGTAGTCCAGGGCGGGATCGCCCCATGGGATCATGGCGACCGCCTGCCGCAGCTCGGCGCTGACGCGTTGCGGTACGGCGCTGCCGAACCGCAGAATCTTCGACCCGATCGCCCAATCGCACAGGTGGGCGTAGCGACCCACGATCCGCTTGGCGTGCTGCCGTGCGTACCACGTGGTACGCGTGGTGGTGCGCGGATCGCGGCGGCGGTACAGACCACTGCCTTCCGCCGGGATCACGCACTCCCTGGCGGCGATGATGGCGCGGCCCGCGCCTTGAAGGGTGGTGGCGCGAGAGCCACAGGCCCTCGCGCGTGTCATGACTTGATCTCGTGTCCACATGTGGTGGGTTCTCCTTTTCATCTTCCGTCATGTCCGGTCCACCCAGAGCTCTAGCGCTCTGGCAGCCTCGCGGCGGAGCCACTCTTTGTGGCTCTCCGCGTCCTTCAACTCTTCTTCGAAGTGCCCGCACTCCGGGCACAACGAGAACTGGTGTACGGCATCGCCGTACGACCAGTCATCCCAGACATTCATTAGTTGTCCGCATTTGGGGCAGTACATTTTCTTTCTCTCTTTCCTCTTTCCTCTCAACATCCCACAATTGCATCGTAGCATCGTAGCCCCGTAGCGTCAAGCACAAAATGCAAAATGAACGAATTTTAATGATCTGACTGAAAAAACCCTGGCGCATAATAAGGATGGGAGCGGATCGCGGGCAAGGGCAATAGGCCGAGCGGAATCCACCGCGGGCCTACGATGCCACCCGGCGATCCGGCCACGGCAGGGATGGCGTGACCCCTAGCGGGCGAGCTCGCCGACCCACGGAAAAGCGAAACCTGCCGCGCCGGTCAAACCTCCCAAGGGGGGGGTAGGGGGGGGGTGCCTCGACCCCACCGCGGGCACCAATGATGCTACATCTATTGTGGTTGGCCTTATCGATGTCGGAGGCGGTAATCCCGGTAGATATCAGGCCTAGCAGTATTCGTGACGGCGGGAGTGCGGTGTATTCGTCCTGGGTATCGGGGTTGCGGATTTCTGATGGCCGGAGCGTAGTGCATTCATCTTGGGTGTCAGAGATGCGGATTGAGCCTGGGATTACGGTGATGATCCATACGACTGGGCATCATGGCTCGATGGCGGACTGGTATCTGTTACGCATCGACGGCCAAGGCGCTTACGCACTGCGTAAAACAGGTAAGCATTGACTGCATCCTGAATCAGTGGCATACTCGCACATAGTAAGCAATCGCGGCAACACCGCGCCGGGTAAGCCCGAGACGTGAGACTATCCATAGCCGGATCACGTGCCACTATCAGCCAGCGCAATGCGCTGCGTATGATCGCTGTTGGCAGGGCGTATCTAATGCGCGATGGATCACTCGCGCTATTGCGCGAGCCACAGCGATTGCCGATCGCCGAGGATTCCCGCACCGTGAAAAAAATCGGCGCGACATACCAGCATGATTACCGGCGCAGCTACGCATACGCACGGACCGAGTAAGTGGTGCCCGATATGTCGCGCACCGCAGGAGCAGTGCCAGCAGCAGTGCCCGCGACGTACCCGCCACGCCGAACGCGATGCACGGCGAGGCAGCGCAGCATCTCGAGGCTACGATGCGATATGGCAGCGTGTCAGGCTCATCGTACTCGCGCGCGCTAACTATCGATGTCAGGCCTGTGCTCGTGCCGGCCGAGTAACATGGCTGTCTGTAAGTTCTCCGATCGATCATATCATCCCTCTCGCGCGCGGCGGAGAAAGACTGGCGCTCGAAAATCTACAGGCCCTCTGCACATCATGTCACGCCGAAAAAACTTGGCGAGAACGCGACAAACAGGCGGGGGGGAGGGTGAAAAGTCTGTGATGTTTTGCGCCAAGAC